CCCATCCTTCTTACCACATCATGTGGATATTATCAGAAACAGTTCCGAAATGGAAAGAAAGAATTGTTTGAGGCGTTACCCCAAGTTGAGGGTGAGACGCTCAAATATAAATTTAGTGAGGCCTTTTCGACTGTAGTGTTGGATCATGGAATGACTTTTAAGGAAGTTATGGCAGATCAAGAGGCTAGATTGGAGAATGGTAAGGCTCCGCGAACTGTGTGGGTAGCAACGAATAAGGATGAGTTGGTAACTCATGCTAAGGTGAAGGCAGGGAAAACTCGGGTCTTTCTACAGCCTACGTTGGACGTAACGCTTCTCATACGGAAGTATTTTGGGCGTTTTTTGGATTCATATAAGGAACGTGCTGGATTCAATCTGTGTCATGGAATTGGACAAGATAAAGACTCCTGTTGGGGAGCGTATAGGAATGGATTCATTGAGATGGGGACGAAAGGCTTCGATGTGGATTACTCTAATTATGATGGGTCTGTTCCTCAGTGCGCGATAGACGCGGCGCTGGCGGTGATTGATCATGCATATGGAGGTGAGTTTAGTAAACAGCGAGCTGGGTTGATGAGTTGTAACGTGCAATCAACAGTATTAGTATCAGATCAGTTGTATCAGAAGAGAGCAGGAGTATGCTCGGGGTCACCAATTACAGATGTGCTGAATTCATTGACAAATTGGTATCATGTGTTATGTGCGTACCAGATAGCTCAGATGATGGTTGGTCAGTTGCCTAACTTGGAAAGTTATGATGGTAACGTGCGCGCGTTAACCTATGGCGATGACTTGTTAGTTACGGCGAAGGATGCGGTGTTAGACTGGTTTAATAGAAAGACGTTCGCTTTGTATGCCGGAATGTTGGGGATGACTGTTACTGGTGCAAATAAGACAGGAGAACTGATTCCGTTTGAGAATTTTGATGATTTGACGTTCTTGAAGTCACCTTTTGTTCTGAAAAAGGGCTATGTTGCGGCTCCATTGCCGCTAAAGGTTATCCACCGAGAATTGATGTGGCGTAAGAAAGTGAATGCAGGTGATAAGATGATTTTTGATCAAAAGATAGAAATGGCATTGTTAATGATGGCACA